TGAACATTTTGAAGTAATATCTAGCAATCGTGCTAGAGTTTATGAGAAACAAAAAAAGACCACAAATATAATTAAGACTCTGTTAAAGAGATATTCAAAAAAACAATTAATCGAGATGATCGAGAAAGAGAGTAAGAATGGCTAAAAAGAGAGGTTATTTTATTTTATATAGGGATATATATTCTAGCCCTGTATTTAAAAACATATTACAGGCTAGTTGTTGGATATATTTTATTAGTTCAGCATCACACCAAGATAAGACTTTAAGATTTTTAGATACAGAGGTTTTTATAAAACGAGGAGAGGCTATTATGCCTTTAAGAGTTACAGCTAAGAGATTTAACATGACTTACTCTGAAATGCGTTCTTTCATACTACGGCTTGTGCGTAGAAAAATGATAGGCACTAGAACAGCCCAGCTACAGCCCAGCAACAACCACCCTAGCCGAAAAGTAACGATAATAAACCTTATAAACTATGACAAATATCAGTATGTAGAATCCGAACAACCACCTACAGCCCACCTATCGCAACAAGTGTCAATACACAATACTAATACACATATACTAAATACTAGGTCTAGCAAAGATAAGGTTGTGAATAGTGGGTATAAAAAAGTTGGAACTGAGGGTGCTTATAATGTTCTGCAAAAAGACGGAAAAAAATACCTAAAACATAAATTCAAAGATGAACCAATTAAAAATTACTAATGTCTGCTATACTTAGAATTTTTAAATATGTAAGAAAAAGATTGATTATTCTTTCTATTGAAAATAAAAGGTTAAAGATGCAACTAAGTTATTATAAGGCATTATTAGAAAGTGATAATTCTAAAAAACATTAATGCCACATTTAGAACACATTTTATATGGCCGAAAGAAAATTAAGGTGCATTTTAAACCCCTCAAAAATCTTGATGGATATTACGAAACCGAAAAGCATATTATAGTGTTGGATAGCAGAATAAAAGGTAAAAGACTCTTTAACACCATAATTCACGAAATATTTCATCTGATTGCAGATCAATCTAAAATTAAATTTAAGTCTATGAGTGAAGAACCAATGGCAATAGAGATAGGAAATGGATTTACTAAAGTATTTAAACAAAACCCTAAACTATGGACTTTGCTGACAAAATTACTAAAATAAACACATTATGAAAAACGACAAAATTAAGACAAAAGACACAATTAAGACACAATCTATAGGACGACCCAAGAAAGAACTAGATAAAGATGTTATAGCAAAACTTAGTCAGATAGGCTGTACACAAGAAGAAATAGGCTCAGTTGTTGGAATATCTGCTAGAACACTACAAAGACGATATGCCGATCTAGTAGCAGAAAATAAAAACATTGGTAGGGCTAGTTTAAGAAAGAAACTATGGGAGAAAGCACTTAAAGGTAATGATAAACTTCTTATCTGGTTATCCAAACAAGAATTAAATATGCGAGATAAAATTGAGACTCAAAACATTGTTGAACCTCTACCATTAATTATTGATGCTAAAGCTGATGAGGTAAATGGCTAAACAAAAAGGTAATCTATTTGGTGCAACAATCGAATATACTAAAACAACTAAAGGAACTTCTATTGGTAGACGACCAATAACAAGTACATTAAATAAACATAAACGCAGACAACAAGGAAAAGGGAAATATCGTGGACAAGGAAAGTAAAATCTACAATGATGATTCTTTAAAAATATTACAAAAATTACCAAATGAGAGTGTTGATTTAATAGTAACTGACCCACCTTATAAAATGACAGCAAGAGGAAATACAGGAAATTCAGGTGGTATGTTTCTCAAAGATATTAATAAAAAAGGAAAAGTATTTAATAATAATGATATTAATATTTCACAATGGCTACCTGAATGTTATAGAATACTTAAAAATTCAAGCCATATTTATATTATGACTAATCACATAAATTTAATAGAATATTTAAATGCAATTTCTAAAGTAGGATTACATTTTATAAAATCATTAATTTGGAATAAAGGAAACAAAATTATGTCACAATATTATATGAGTCAGTTTGAATATATTTTGTTTTGTAGAAAAGGGTCTGCTAAAAAAATTAATAATTGTGGAACATCTGACATTATTGATATTCCTAATAAAAAACAAAAAAAAGATGGAAAAAATCTACATGATACAGAGAAACCTATAGAACTTATGAAAATTTTAATTGAAAATAGCAGTAATCAAAATGATATTGTTCTTGACCCTTTTATGGGTATTGGTTCAACAATAATTGCTAGTAAATATCTTAATAGACAATACATAGGTATTGAAATAGATAAAAATTATTATGATATTGCAAATAACAGAATACAATCAACATTAATATAGGAGATAAAATGAGTGAACTAATCGGAGAGAATACATTTTTAAAACTAAGACAACAGAGAGATCAAGCAAGATCAGAATGTGATAAAGCAAAAATTCAAAGAGATGTAGCACTAAGAAAATTAAACAAAGCACTACAGATAGCAAAAGATTTAAGAAAGTTAGTAGAGTATGGAACAGAAACGAAGTAACTTTTATCCCAATGGAGAGATAATAGATTATTCTCTACCTCAATCATTTGAGTTAAGTAAAACAAAAGAAGCCTGTGGAAATTGTGGACTCTACAGTAATAAAAGATCATTCTGTGGTAGGTGGGGAAGTAAAGGTGTTAAAGATACTTATGTTTGCCACGAATGGAGAAAAAGGTTCTTTAAAAGATAGTTTTATGATATTTAGTCTTTTATGGCTAAATACAAAAATAAAACTGTTAAACTTAACAAACCATCAAGAGGAGATGTTAAGAAATTTAAAGTATTCGTAAAAGACAAGAGTTCTGGCAGAGTTAAAAAGATTAATTTTGGTAGTAAAACCATGTCTATAAAGAAGAATATTCCAGCTAGACAAAGAAGTTTCTTTGCAAGATTTAGACCCATACTTGCTAATGTAAAAGGCCAGAAGAACTTAGCACCTGTATATTGGGCAATTCAATCATGGAAAAAAGGGTTTAAGATATGATAGATAAATTTTTTTATAAGATGTTTGGAATAGTAGATGATTTTATGGGTTATGTATTTGATAGGTTTATTTCAGATGCACCTAAAAAGAAAATTAAAAATGTAGATTCTCCAGACAATAGAATGAACTTTCCAAAGGAATAAATATGGAGTGTGCTTATATGAACTATTATTTCACAGGTGGTATCATTATATTATTTGTCTTACTAACAATGTTGGTCGCACCATTATGAAAATATCTGACAATACATCTGTTGCTATGCCAATTAAAAATATGGTTGGTATAGTTGTTGCTGTTGCTATGGGTGTCTTTGCATATACAGAAGTTACAGCTAGACTAACAAGTTTAGAAACATCAAGAGAATTATTTCAAGCTGATCTACTTAAAAAATCAGAACAAAAGCCTACAGATCAAGAACAGTTTATGCTTATTGAAAGTCTATATAGTGATGTAGAAAAATTAACTGAAAATCAAGAACAAAACATGACTAATAAAGTTAATATAGAATTTCTTAAAACACAATTAGAAAAAGCATTAACTGATATTGAGCATTTAAAAGATAAGGTAAGAGCAAATGGAAACAATTATTAGTAGTGTGGTTGCATTGTGTATGTTTGTTGCTGGAGAACTTCAAGAACATAGAATCCAAGATAAAATGTCAGATTGTTTAAAAGGCAAAAGAGAAGCTGAAAGAAATGTTAATAGTAATATTGAATATAAGTGTGGCAAAGTAAAAGCTGTATTAGAAGAAAATATAGATGGAAGTAAATCAATTAAAAAGATAGTATCTAAATAATGAAATTTATTTTGGTATTCTCTTTATGCTCTGCAATTACAGGATATTGCCAGAACCCTATAACAGTTCAAAAAGAATTTAACTCATGGACAGAATGTGTTAAGGGTGGTGCAGAAGTTACTATAATAACCACAGAAAATTATTCAGAAAGATTCAACAAGGAAAAATTATACATATCTTACTTTTGTAATGAAAATAACTCTAACAAAACCCCAGCTTAAAGTATCATCAAGTAAATCAAGGTTCAGAGTTTTAATATCAGGTCGTAGATTTGGTAAGACTTATTTAGCAGTAACTGAAATGATGAAATATGCTAGTCAGCCAAATAGAAAGATTTGGTATGTAGCACCTACATTTAAAATGGCTAAAGAGATTGTATGGGGTACTCTTAAAGAAATGCTCAATCAATTTAACTGGATTGAGGATATTAACGAAACAACAATGACTATTACGATAAGACAATCGAATAGTACAATC